TCGATTTCCCTTTCAAGATTATCTGGACAATTACCGCCATCAGTTTTCAACTCAAATTCCTGCAACTGAGCCAATGCCATATTTCTAGCAATGTCTAGAAGTGTCGCCTCAAGTTCTTCACCTCTAATACGTGACACATGACCGTTGTGGCATCTGTATGAGGATTTATTTCCGTATTTATAAAGTCCCTTACCACATATTCCACAGCGAATATACGATTTACGCCACTTTCCATTTGGTTTTCTCTTCGTCACTTCTCGTCTTGCTATCATCTTGTGAGCAAGCTTGAAGTCTTCCACAGAAACTAATGGTTCATGACAGTTTTCAACAATTATCCAGTCCTCTTTATCTCTCTGCACAACCTGATGACCGGTATCAATATTATCAGCCGTCTTGTTATTGATTACAGAACCAATATAGACTTCATTATATAAAATCTCCATTACTGTACTGGCACTCCACATGTGCTCACCAATATCCCTTTCATAACATCTCTTAACTCCAATCTTTTGGTAATACTCAAATATGCTATCATATCCATTATTATTCAGATAATTTGCAATCTCGGTGTATTTCATGCCTTTAATAGCCAGTTCAAATATCAGCTGGACAACAGGTGCTGTTACTGGGTCAGGCACTAACATATGCTTATCATCTTCACTTTTCTGGTATCCAAAAGGAGCAAATGCAGCAATGTACTTTCCCTGCTTAGCCAACACTGCCTTAGCGGCTCTTACCTTTTTTGATGCATCCTTACAATACAATGCATTCACAAGATTTTTCAGTGCAACACTCATACCTCCGGTTGAACCAAAGCTGTTAGCAGAATCGTAATTATCATTCACGCTGATATATCTTACCTGAAGAACCGGAAATATACATTCCATATAGTTACCAACTTCAAGATAATCTCGTCCGAGTCTGCTGTAGTCCTTCGTCACAATAACCTGAATCTTACCAGCCTTTACCAGATCCATCATTTTTACAAAATTAGGTCTGCTAAAGTCTGCTCCGGAATATCCATCATCTGAAAATTCCATTATGTTGCAGTCCTTTAGTTCAGGCAGTTTCTGGATATGATCAAGCATTAACTTTCGCTGATGGGAAATACTGTTACTTTCCTCATGAGCAGCCAAGTTGTCATCTTCATCTGATAATCTCATATAGAGAGCTATCGTCTTATCCATTGCTGCTCACCTCTCTTTCTTCTGCCACTTTAAGCAGCTCCTTTAGGAAATCATCATACAAGAGCTTAACTTCTATATTGCCATCATAAAAAACAATTTCCGATACAAAAGCATCCACAAGCTCCTTTGTAAGTTTTCTTTTAGCCATATATTTATTGACAGTTTCTTCCCATCCTTCATCAATATGAAATTCTTTTTCATACAGACTTCTTCGATGAAGCAATTCAGTAATCTGCGCTTCAATCTCATTTACTCTGCTTTCATATTCTCTCTGATACTGGCACAGTTCTTCCGCAGTGATTAACTGTTCCCTATAATCTTCATACAAACCACTTTTGTTAGCGGTAATTCTTCTTACATCATTTTGAAGTTTTGCTATCTGCTTGGTATAAATATCATATTGAAGAACATTCTCTTTTCTGCTGTTCATCTTCTGAACAAACTTTGTTTTCTCAACACACAAACTCATATGCTGACGGATAACAGAAAAAACACTATCCATAACCTCAGAATAATCATAAGAGTACTTATTTTCACATAGCCTAGCTAATTTTCTACGGTTCTTACACTTATAATAGAACTTTTCTGAATAAGTGTGATGCCTGCCAATCAATACACTGCCTCCACAACAGGCGCATTTTGTTTTATATACCAGAATATTATCCGGCTTATTTGGAACATCAGCTTTAGGTTTTGATGCTTCTAAATGCTTCTTTTTGATATGCTCCATTCTCTCCCTTGTTTTGTAGAAAGTGTCCTTATCAATTATTGGTTCATGAACATTTTCTATTCGCTGCCATGTTGATGCATCTGTTTTAACATTCTTTCTCCCGGTATCAAGAGCCTTCCTTTGCTTTCCATGAACAATATTTCCAATGTAATATTCCCCTTGGAGTATCTCTTTTACATGCGAATAGTGCCATTCTCTTGCTTTTTCAGCAAGTTCAATCTTTCCTGACTTATAGAATCTGTATTTCGGAGGTGAAAGAATTCCTTCGTTTTGCAAAGTCTTTGCAATACCAGCATATCCCTTCCCATCCAAAAATATATTAAAAATTCTAACTACATTGTCAGATACCTCTTCATCAATCAAAAGCTTTCTTGAACCATCTGTAGCCCTGTAATATCCATATGGTGGCGTTCCCTCGCTGAAGCCGCCCTGTGCCCAAATACTATGCTTTCCGGTCTCTACTTTCTTTGAAAGGTCTTTGGAATAATATTCGTTCACAATATTCTTAAGCGGTACGGATAAATCAGTTCCCGGTCTTGCAGTATCAAAATCATCTGTGATAGCAATATATCTCACATCAAGAAAAGGAAATACCCTCTCAATGTAGTTGCCTGCTTCCACATAATTTCTCCCAAGTCTGCTAAGGTCACGGGTAATAACAGTATTAATCCTGCCAGCCCTTATATCCTGAATCATCCGGTCAAATTCTGGTCTTTCAAAAGTAGTTCCTGTCACCGATATATCGGCATAGACCTCAACCTCTACCATATCATCCTGCGAATTAATAAATTCCCTGATATATGCTATCTGTGTGTCTACAGTATCTCTTTCCTTATTCGCCTCTGATTCAAATGAAAGTCTCGCATAGATTCCAACCTGATATGGTTTTGCCTCCTTATCCATGCTTAAAACTGCTTTTGCCGTCAGATTGTCAGTCGGCTCTGCAACTGCAACCGGCATATTTTTTCTGCTCTTTCTTGCCATACTACACAGCCTCCTTTAATCTGATATTCAGTTTTCCTGTACTGTCCACCTCAACCGAATGCCCCTGACTTGCAATAACATTAAGACATTCTTTGTAGCAGTCATCAAAGTCAAACACTACTTCAATGTGGGTTTTATCAAATACCTTTATTTCACGGATAAGAGATACAACCACTTCCCTTGTAAGCTTCTCGATATTTTTATGTTCCGTAAAATAATCAAGCCATACAAAGCCTTTGCTCTTACGATTCAGCACATCTTCCATTTCCAATTCAATCTGGTGAATGGCAATCTCGGCACTCTTTTTCCTCTGCTCATATGCTGTATGAAGCTCTTTGTAATCTTCCTTTGAGATAATGCCATCCTTCATATCCTCATAAAGCATTCCTCTGAGGTCTGCACATCTGTCTACCTCTGCCTGTTTCTTTTCACGCCTTTCCTCAAGCTTTTTCATATCAAGCTGCTGAAACGGCACGTTGCCGATAAAAGAAAGAATTCTTTTAAGGTCAATCATGTTATCAATGTGTGTCTGTAAAAGCTCTAGCACCACTTCTTCCAACTTATCCGTGGAAATTCTGTGGGAACTGCACTGCTTTGAATCCTTATGGGTTGCACACAGATAATAGGCATAAGTTTTGCCACCCACTTTTGAAGTTTTTCTTACCATGGGAATCCCACAGCCGCCACAGGTAACTACCCCTGACAGCGGATAAACTTCCTCTCTGTCCGGTGATGTTCTTGTATCCATTGCAAGCAATCTCTGTACTACTTCAAAATCCCTGTCCGTGATAACCGGCTCATGGTTCTTTTCAATCCTTATCCATTCGCATTTTTCTTTGATTATGGTCTTTTTGACCTTGTGATTCGGTGTTGTCTGTTTTCCCTGTACGAGATTACCTATATAAACCTCATTTGTAAGGATTCTCCTTACCATGACTGAAGTCCACTCCGACTTTTCTTTTGTCTTAAAGCATGTCTGATAATTGCTTCCTGTGCTTGCTTTATACTCAGCCGGTGGAAGTATTCCTGATGAATTAAGTTCACATGCAATTGCATCCTGACTTTTTCCATGCAACTTCATTCTGAAAATATCTTTCACAACATTTGCTGCATATACATCAATTTCCAGTTTGTGCTTATCTTTATCATTCTTTTTGTATCCATATGGCACAAATGCCGTGATTACATCTCCCTGCTTTCTCTTAATTTCAAGATGTGAACGTATCTTAATTGAAATATCACGACAGTAAGCATCATTAATAAGATTTTTGAATGGAATAATAATCTCATCTGACTGCGACTTTGCCTCTCCGGAATCAATACCATCATTGATTGCAATAAATCTTACTCCCATAGCAGGGAATAATCGCTCAATATACATACCTGAATCTATATATTCTCTTCCGAATCTGCTCAGATCCTTAGTGACAACGCAATCAATTTTGCCTTTCTTAATATCTTCAAGCATCATCTGGAATGCCGGTCGCTCAAAATTAGAGCCGCTGAAACCATCATCAACATACTCCTGCACAACCTCAATATCATTTTTGTTTTCGAGAAAATCTCTAATCAGTGATTTCTGATTTGCGATACTGTTACTCTCAGTTTTTTCATGTGAAGCAACAGCGCCATCTTCCTTCGATAAACGAACATAGATGGCTGCATGATAGATCTTTTTGATCTGACTTATCTGACTCATATGCACATCCTCCTATTGTTGTTTAAGTTAGAAGATAACTTTTCAATAAGGTGATATGCACTAATTTAGAATTTTTATACCAAAAACATCATAGCACATATCACTTTGAAATTCCACCACAAATTTTCAGACATTCAAAAGCAGATTTTCAAATGCCTGTTCCATCGACAGTCCATTATTCGCAAAGCTTACCTTAATCATCATACTTCCACGACGCAGCATATATGGATTTCCCACCTGTTTTAAGAACTGTGCCTGCCTCTTACTCTGTGGCTGATTTTTATCTATTTTAATTTTTCTAATATCAGTCAGATCTTCTATTTTTACATTGTTAAAATCCACATCTAATAGTGCTCTGTATTCTTCTGCTGTCATAAAATCTATCCCCCTTTCAGTAAAAATGCCACCCATAGAATACAGGTGGCTATGTAACCCGGAGCAAATGCCCCGGTAATATTTAATTGTACTTTTCATATGCCCCAATCTGGATTTTTACACATTCAGTAATCTTATCAAGTAGTTCCGTATCTGAAATTGAAGCAACTACCCTCTCAATATGGACATTTACATCAATGGATACAATCTGCTCACATAATGCCATACTGTCAAATACCTCAAAATCTGTGTCAGTAACCTTTACCTTTGCAGCCGGTATTGGACAGTGGGTTGGCAGATATTTCTTTTTCCATGTTTTTGTGGACATGGCTACTGCTGTGACAACCGGTGAATACTGATTTGCCTTGTTATTTGAGATAATAATATAAGGTCTTGTATACTTCTGAATGCTCCCTTTACTTACTGACTCCAGATTTGCAATAACAATGTCGCCCCTGTTCAGTTTCATCTATGTCATTCCTCCTGTTCCCTGATATATTCTTCTGCCTCATCCTCTGTCGGACAGGCAACAATCCGTTTCCCATATTCATCAATCACTACTGTTTCGCCCGGAAATATAATCAGTTTTAATTTTCTATTTTCTTCTGTCATATCATTCATAAGAAATGAGAGCAGGTTCATAGCCCCTGCTCTCTGCATTAATACTGATTCCATGTTCCGCTGCAAGTGTCATTACAGCTTTAATCTCATTAAGTTCCATTGAAATGTCTACCACATCTCTTACTAGCACACAGATAATGACATCTCTTTCAATATAATATCTTAATCGTTCAACCGCTTTTTTATCTGTATTAAAAATTGTCTCAACAACTTTCATGCCGGACTTTTTTGCATATGCCTCGATACGGTCAGCTGTATCATTTGCATTATTCCTTACAAATATCAGACACTGCTTTTCTTTGGAATCCTGCATATTGCCTCCTATCTGCCGTCCCTGATGTTATGATAGAACTTTGATACCGTATCAAGCACCAGCCCTCTTATATCACTTTCCTGAACAGGCTCTTTGTACATCATCTCATAACACTCTTCAAGTTCTCCATTAATATCCTCCACATAGATATCATATTCGCTGAGTTTTCCAAGTGTATCAATAACGGTCTCATCTGTTGCACCAATCATATCCTTTGAAAGTGTTATGATTGTATTAACATCTTCTTCCATATTTAAACCAATAATGGCATATTTCATCGGAAATGAAACTCCTTCTGTAGAAGCAGGCTCTGAAAGCATAGCTACAATTTCATAGCCATTATCCTGACAATACTTTTCAAGCAACTTCGGCACAAAATGATCTGTAGCCTCTAATCCTGTTTTTGCATAATATATAATTGCTCTTTCCATCTTAAAATCTCCTTATAAATAATATTGATTTGATACTGTGCGCACTTTATCTCCTCACATAAGCTGACT